CTTTACCGAACGATGGGCGAACTTTGGTGTTCGTTCTTTGGCGCAAGCGGGAGCATTCGCGACTTACAATGAGGTGATGAAAAATGGTAGCACTAACACACAGGGGAATTACATACACGGTCAGTAGCGCAAACAGCCTTCGGGTTGAAATGGACTTGGGTCTACAAGGCGGCGTTGACCAAGATGAAACAATTTGGATGGGCGCGTCCTATCCGGGTTCGCTCGCTTCTTTTGAGCCACAACAAACCGACCGAACAAACAGGTTCAACCCACGATTGGTTGTTCTGCATGTCAACGGCTTTGGTGTTGACGCGACCTTGACCCTCTCCGGTCAAGTCAGCGAAGTCATGCACGCTTCGGCTCAAGGTCTTGGCGCGGCTGTTGCAACGAACATCAACCTCGCGCAGTCCACGGCTGTTGGCGACGCGACCGTTGCTGGCGCACAATCCACCGTTGAAATCACCATTGATGACGGGTCGGGCGGTGCTTCAACCGCTGTCGCGAACCTTAGCGTTGGTGATACGGTTCTTGACGCGGAAGGCGGACTCATTGGCGTAGCCGCCAAAGTTGAGGCCACCAAGATAACTCTTGAAGCCGCGCCGGGATACACCGTCGCTGACAACACCGTTATTCACAAGCGAACCCCATTAGTTCTCAAGAACGAGACGGGGACCGCGGAATCAATGATGCTTCTTTTGCTTTTGGCTTGAGGTGTTTTCTTTGCCTACGATAACCTACAAGGGTCCACGACGCGCTGGCGCAAATTGTGGTCGCTTGGGATGGTGGGTTTGGGGACAAGTCCGCGAAGTGAACGCTGATTGGCTTGAAGCCAATCGTTCTCTCGTTGATGGACCGGAGTTCCGCATTGAGGGCTACACCTTTGAAGCCCCAACTGTGGACGAAGGCAACGATGGTCTACCCGACATGGGTTGGACGAAAGGCGACATCCTTTCATGGATGGAGGAAAAGGAGATTGAATCTTCTTCCCTCTCCACCAAGAAGAAGTTGCTCGCGGCAATTGACGCACACCTTAATCCACCCGAAGAGTCTTTAACCGATGGCGAAGAAGCACAAATAACAGGAGATGAATGAATATGGCATTTGTAAGCGACAACAGACCCCACACGCTGGGCGACTTGATTGTGATAACTGGAACGATTGCGAACAGCGACCAAGAGGCTGAATTGGGTGATTTCCTCACGCAAGTCCTCATGGTCACGGCTGTTTCCAACGCTTCATCAGTTGGTGGCGCACCTTTGACGGCTTCAATTGATACGACTTCCGCGACCAAAGTTCGCTTTGCGGACCCCGGTCCAAGTGGTGGTCGTTTGATGGTCTTCGGCAAGCGATGAGGTGATTCACCTTGTCCGACACAAAAGTGTTTGAATTCACACCCAACGAAGGATGTGAGACTGGCGCGGCTGTGGCCGGTGGCGTGCAAAAGGTCCTTGACGACTACACCAGCGGGAAGACGGTTGAGGGTATCACCTCTTACACCATGCAGGGCAACCTCTATGTCGTAGTCGTCACCTCGTGAGGTGAGCGACATGGACTTGACCGAACTGCAACGCCTTGAGAAGCAGGGTTGGCGTAAAGCCGAAGAGTCAATGGTCAAGCGCGATGAGCGCGACAAGTTGAAGGGTGTCGTCAAGCGTCAAAACTTGAAGACGCGCAACATCCGAGACATCGTAAACATCGGTTCCGGCACGCGTTGCAAGTTTTGCGGCATGCTCCACTTTTGCTACCTTGAGCGATGCGGTGCATGCAAGAAGCCGATGGACTACAACCTCGCGAAAACCGAAGAGGTGGTTTGATGGTGAGGTTGGGCGGTGATATTGATGGAGACGATAATGACGACACTCGTATCAAACCCAAGACGGGAAGCAGATACGCTGATACAGCGCAAATTAAAGTCATCGGAGACAAACGCGTTCCTATTGCGCTCGCGCAAGGAAAAGCAGGTTATGCGGCGGAACCTCACACCTGCGCAAATTGCGGCGGAACCGTCGCGAGTGGCAACGGAAGAACTGCATGCGTAGAATGCGGTCTTGAACACCATCCCGGTTCAGCGTCTTTTGATGAGGCTACCGCTGATTACATGAGAGGCGAAAAACCGTTTCTTCCCGAAATGCCGAACCGAGTTGATTTTCAAGCGGTAGGAGATGTAGGGAGTGGGGGAAGCATGGACATGACTGCAACAGGAGAAGGTCGTCGTTTCTTGACCGATGATAAATCCGCGAGGGGAGCGACTGATTTTTCTTTTGAAGGAGCAACAGGTCGTAGAGGAACACCCACTTTCAAGAACATACCATTCAAGGGCATTTTTCAAAGAAGTGAAAATCCAATGAATTTGGCTTGGCGTTTGCTCAAAATGACACCCGACGAAATGCGACAGGAAGGATTCGGCGACGCGGCTAAACAGATGGAAGAGATGAAGCAACAGGAGGCTCGTCTCAACGAACAGCGTCAAGCCGAGCAACAAAGACGACAGATGATGCGACCGAAGGTTCAGCAATACAACCTTCAATTAGCGCGAAAAGAAGCACAGCGTGATATGGACAGTAAAATCCGTCGCGCTCGTAAGGCTGGTGGTCGCTTAGACAGCATGTTCCCCGAAATCCACGCTTTTGCACAGGAACACGGAAAACTACCCATGATGCCGAAAAAGTTGAAAGAGCGGTTCCTTGACTACCGCGCGAGAATGGAGGAAGAGTGATGCCGACCGTATTCCAAACAGGTGAGCGTGAGGGCCGTCCTCTTTTCCCCGACAGGCTCTACTACACCTCTGCACAGAAGGTTGCTGACATTCTTCAAATTCCATTCCCCGACCCTGTTTTCTTGGCCGCAGAAG